ACCAATGAATGAAGGTGCGTTTTTTAAAGTTAAAACTTCAAAGCGTAGTAATCCGGAAGCTCGCACTACACTCGACGCTATTCACAGCCAAAAAGTTCAAGAACATCTTGAACAAAAAGATAATTTAGAGATATACAAACAAGAACTAGTTAATCTTAACCAGCGTATTAAAAATACTACTTGTGATATTGAAATATGGCGTCTTGAAAAGGATGTCGAAACTCTTGAAAAGAGAATTAAATCTATTGAGGATGGCTCAGAATTAATGGATTATTATCTTAGAACAGGAGATATACTTTATAATTATTATGATATTCAAGACCAGATTCAACAAGGGACAAAAACATATAATACAACTAAGGCTAAACCAGGTTCAATACTTGCCATTCTCGAAGGTGTCGCACAAGAAGAGCAACAATCTGAGCAAAAAGATCTTAATAATACCATAATTATTCCACAAAAAAAGGGTCATCAAAGAAATCAATTACTTAATGACTATCTTCAGCTTGAAAACCCCGCAATGGCACGTAATAGTATTGAAGAATATGATGATCCTTGGACTATTTGTGATCTCTGCGGCAATGAGATGATTATGTGCCTAAATGAGGCGAATCTCACATGTTCAAAGTGCGGACATCAAGAATTTATTTTAGTTGATAGTGATAAACCATCGTACAAGGATCCGCCTAGAGAAGTATGTTATTATGCCTATAAGAAAATCAACCATTTTAATGAATGGTTGGCACAATTTCAAGCCAAGGAAAGTACTGAGATTCCTGGTGAAATTTATGATGCCATTCTTGTTCAACTCAAAAAAGAACGCATTACAAACATGGCAAGTTTAAAACCAACTAAGTTGCGTGAAATTCTGAGAAAGATGAAAGCATCAAAATATTATGAACATATTCCGCATATTATAAATCGTCTTAATGGTCAAAATGCGCCGTGTATGTCTCGTGAGGATGAAGAAAAGCTACGTCATATGTTTCGTGAAATTCAACCATCTTTTAAAAAGCATTGTCCCAAGGGCCGCCGAAATTTTTTATCCTATGGGTATGTGCTTTATAAGATGTGCGAGCTTTTAGAAATGGATGAATATTTGCCATGTTTTCCACTCCTCAAAAATCGTGATAAACTATATCTACAAGATAAGACGTGGGAGAAGATATGTGGGGAGATGAATTGGCAATATATCTCTACTGCTTAAAGTGCTGTAGAATTTTATAAATTTGACACCCCTCCCGGGTTAAAAAAACTAGGGTAAAATATAGAGATAGAGTAGGATAGTAATAATGAGTAATATATATAATAATGGAAAGATATATAAACTAGTTTGTGAAGATGAGTGTTATTATATTGGTTCAACTATACAAAAATTAAATCATAGATTTAATAATCACAAAACATTGTCTAAAAAGGTAGTGTGTCGTGTATATGATCATATTAATACTATTGGATGGGATAAAGTTCAAATTGAATTAGTTGAAAATTATTCTTGTAATAATAAACAAGAACTCAACAAGAGAGAACAATATTATGTTGATCAGTCAAATGATGATTTGCTATGTCTTAATAACGAATTTGAAGAGATCGATGATATAGTAGAAAATGATAATATTGATATTGATATATCAGATAATAAATCTAACTCTAGTAGTGATTCAGATAATGATTCATATCAAGATGGAAAAATATATAAATTAGTATGTAAAGATGGACATTATTATATAGGTTCAACAACTACATCATTAATAAAAAGATTTGGTTGTCATAAATATAGTATTACAAAGAATACTAATGGTGGAAAGTATACATACTTTAGTTCATTGCCAATAACAGATATTCATATTGAACTTATTGAAAATTATCCTTGTAACACAAAAAAGGAATTAAGAAAAAGAGAAGATTACTATATTCAGTTTTCATTATCTGATAAATATTGTTTAAATACATTTAGAGCATTTCAATCAGAAGATGACAAAAAAGATAGTAAAAGATATTATTATACGCTAAATATAGATAAAATTAAAGAAAATATGAAAATATATTACGAGGCAAATAAAGAAACAATAATTGAAAGTCATCGTGAATATAATGAAGAAAATAGAGAAAAAGTAGATTCATACCAGGCACAATATCGTTTAGATAATGCGGAAAAACGCAGAGAATATAGCAAACAATATACTAAAGAACATCAAGAACAAGTTAAAGAAACTAAAAAGAAATATGATGAAAAAAATAGAGAGAAAAATACTTCATATTGGAAAGAATACAACAATAAAGAGGAAAATAAAGAAAAAATTCAGAAATATAAAAAAAAATGGCTAAAAAAATATAAAGAAGAAAATATTGAATTAATTGCTAAAAAACGAAATGAAAAGAGAATCATACGTGAAGAGAAAAAACAAGAAAGAATTAAGCATGATAGAACTATTATTCAATGTATATGTGGGGGGTCTTATCAAAACTATCAGAAGAAACGTCATGAAGAAAATAAAAAACACATGGCGTTCATTACAAATAATCAGCCTTAAAGGCCACCTTCGGTATGAATCACATATTTCAAAACTTGATAATACAATTCATTATACAATTATTAATCCAACAACATAATATCCAGTAATTTGGAAAATATGTTATTTTTAAAGATTTAAGTGAAGTGCCATAGGGTGGGGGTCATTACACAGTTTAGTCAATACATGAAATAGATTCATGATTGTTCAAAAATGGGTAATCTCTTACACACGGGGAAAGCCAACGAGGTTTGCGCCGAGTCCAAAACCGGCTCCTTGACGCGCAGTAACACCAACACTGGGAGACACCGCGTCAAGGATAGCAAACACCACCGCCGCGAGCACGGCTAGGGTCGCTACTTCATCAAGCGGTAGCGACTTCTTGGGGATTAGGATCGCCGCCGCCGCAATCACTAGACCCTCAATTAGGTATTTAATTATGCGATTTACAATTTCAGCAAAACCGTAGCCCATCATTCTTTATATTTAGCCCTAAGAAAAAAACTCGTATACAACTCTAAATCTGAGTTTAAAGCTTGAATACTCAAAGTTGATAGATACATATGACAGATAAAAGTGTACCCACCGTAGTTGAAGACTTTCTAGACGAAGACACTGAGATTTCTGGACAGCGTTATGTTCTACTAAGCTTCATCAGTCCGGAGAAAGTCCTTGAGAAAAAGGATATATTCTTTTTTAAGAAATTTCTAGAATCATATGAAGTTGACTGGAAGATCAAAAATCTTGAGAAGTATATGGTCAGTGTTGTAAAAAATATTAATGATCAGCTTGATGAGCGCATCAAGGAACTTGAAAAGAATGATCAAAATGAGCAAGCTACAATTTGTCGTAAGAATAGAATGAATATCACAACGCTTATGAGCGAGTATGAACCCTTTGTTCAAAAGAATCGTGCGGATATTCAGAAGACAACAATTGTAGAAGCATATGATAATTATATGTTTGCCAACAAGACAAAACTTGAAGATGAGTTTTATGCCCAGAATGAATTCCGTACATCCGTACGTGGTCTCAAAGTCCGCGGAGTTTATGGAAATCCTAAAGAGGCTGAACTTAAGGCCAAAAAGCTACAAGGCAAAGACAAATATCACAATATTTTTATTGGTGATCTAGGTAAATGGCTCCCGTGGGACCCTCAACCTCACGAGATCGCTGATCAAGAATACGCCCAGGATGAGCTCAATACTCTAATGCGCAAGTACAAAGAGAATGAAGATAACCGTGATAAGTATTTTGAAGAGCGTGCGAAGAGTGGCGGTGCGGGCCCCGCTGCTAGTACAAAGCAGGTATTTGGCGGTTCTAACAGCGCTTCTGATACATTTGGTAACATGTTTGCTGGTAATAGTGATGTAGCACTACAACGTAAGTTAGAGAAGGCATCTCTTACAGTTGAAAAAGTTACGGAGGCTACAAATACTGTGGTTGAAAATACGGTTGTACCTAATACTGGCGCTAATATGGTAAATCTTGAATTCAAGAATGGAGTTATACAACCTGAAACTACAACTCATCCTTTTGGAAAAATGAGTGATGTTAATTATGAATAATATAAACTGAATTAATAAAACTATATTATTAAAAATAATTATATTTTGTTAATTATATAAACTTAAAGCATTTATATTACAATTTATAATATATAGTATCGAATATGGAAAATATTCAGTTTATTATAAAAGATTATCAGCTTGATAAACTCGGAATTGGTAATGTTTTAAAAAATCTAATTAGTGCTCTAAGTGTTAATAATGATACTGTAATAGAGTGTTACAATAACTATAGTTATGGTCAATATCAGACAATTCTTGATGATAAATTTATTTTTAAAGGACCATCAAATAAAAGACTTGAAAAAGTAACTACATGTCGTCTACTTATTCACAAAAAAGAGGAAGAATTTCAGGATAATATACCAGGTGGAGACTGGTATATTGGTGGATTAAATAATTATAAATTTAGTTATTTATTCTCTTATTCAAGAAAAATAGATACAAATTATGATCCACTAAAAGTTCATCCAATGGTTAAAAATCGTATATTTGCCACAATTGATAAAATTATTTTTAAGCCAATTGTTATAGATATGGCAAATAGTATATCTGAGACATTTAAACTAAAACGAACGCTAGGTCTTTCAATTCGTACATGGAAGGCTAGTCATGAAAATAATATAAATAGAGCATATAATTTTGAAACATATAAAGATAAAATTCTAGAAGTTCTAGATAAACATAATGATATTAATATGGTAGTTATTTCAATTGATAATCACACATTTTTGGATAAATATCAAGAATTATTTAAGGATAGAAATATAGAAACTATTATACTTAATAAAAGTGAAAATATAAATGATATTCAGTATGCTATAATTAAAGCATTAGTTTTAGCAAAATGTAATTATTGTATTGCGAATAGAATAAGTACATTTTCTGAATTAATTTTTTGGTTTAGTAAACATGAAACATTAATGTATACCGTATTTTAAAGTTAATCAGCCTAAGAGAAATATCCCGTATTTGGAACTTCACCACCTACATAGTTGGGAATACACGACTGTGTAGTACCATCACAGAACTGCCCTTCAGGGCATGGTTGTCCATCTTCATTTGGTGAACGGCATAGATAATCGGTATTAGGGTCGGGACGCCAGTTTGGTAACTTAGAGGCAGATCCAATAGCGGGAACACCTGCTACACCTCCATCAGCGGAAGAAGGTCCATTAATATTGGCTATATCCTGGAATCCTTGTGTCGCAAAATGTGTAACTTCAAGCCCTTCAATATAACGCACAATCATTGGTAGTAAAACAACGGATAGAACAAGTAGAACAAACATCGCACCAATTCCCATTGATTTAGAGCGGGCCATTTTTCTAGCAAAAGCAAAGGTTTTATTCATTGACTCATATGCTAGATTATTGAGAAGGAGAATAAGGATACTTTGTCGGTGGGGTCATTGGCAAATTAGATAATGGTGGAAGCTTAGGAGGGATGTCGGATTTACAGTATCCATTCATACACCGTATGCGTTCTCCTGAACACGGTAGTAAATCAACTCCACAACGACCAGCATCCATAAATCCCTCGGAAGCCTTTGGCATTAATACTAAAAACAGTAGCATTCCAATTATTAATATAATAAATAGCTTGCCGCCTGATTGTCTAAGCTTTATATTCATTTCTTATATTTATTAATATTTCTTCTGGACATTGATAGCCGGCCCCCTTAATTTAGTACTTTGTCTTGGATCAAACATATTAACATCATCTTCTTCCTTAATACGCGATAACATCTCTGACTGTCTCCATAATTCAGGTGCACCCAACTTAAAATCACCATGTATATCCCCCTTATACCAAAATATCGTATCTTCTAGTTTATTACTTTGTGTATTGTTATTAACAACAAGACATTCATAATTTTGCGTACATTGATCCATCATTTGACAGAAAAATTCAAATGATGGGAAAGCAGATCCGTAATTAGTAAAAAGTCGCTCGCGATTATTTTTATAGGGTTCTCTTAATATAAATACATAATCAACATTTGTACGAAGCGCTGGAGGAATACCTAGTGGAAACTGCATAGTAATAACAAAAAACACCTTTAACCAACGCCCGTTCATAAATAAATACCGAATATTCTTATCATGTGTCCATGAATCATCGTACATACAATCATCAAGAATCAAAAATGCTCGAGGATCAATATTGGACTTAACTCCACGTTCCAATTCTTGTTGGATCTTATTCATAACAAGCTTTTGACGTTTTACGAAGTTTGCCAAAATTACGGGATTATATTCACCATGAATAAACATTGGTGGAACTATTTTTTTAAAGAAGCCGTTTGACTCTTCTGTACCTGAAATTACACAACCCATTGGTAAATCTTGATGATGAAATAACAGATCACGGACAAGAGTTGATTTGCCTGTGCGGCGGCGACCAATAAATACAACCACCGCATCTTGTGGAACAGATTTCATAACAAACTTCCGGAGGTTAACATTTACTCCACCCTGTGTAGCCATTCTGTATTCTAGTACAAACAAAAATAACTAGTGCGCTATACAAACACACGTATAACTCTTTTAAACAAGAAGATGAAAGCAGTCCTTCAGACCCTTCTGAATCAATCCTGTCGAGAACGGGATATATCTGAAAATGAAATTACTAATTTTTCTAATTGTTTACATTTACAACGTTATCATCCTGCCCTAGATATCTTCAAAATTCCTGAATCATCTCTTTCACATAAAAATATTGAGCTGCCCTCTAAATATTATATTGATTCATGGATTAAACCTGATGAACTAAGGGCTAAAATATGGGATACTGTAAGAACTAGCCTTGATAATACACTAGTATCTGAACCCTGTAAAACATTTGTTAAAACCGTTCATTTACTTAATCCAATTGATTTGATCAAGGAGAAATATATTGTTCCAGAACATCCTTTACTTCCACAAAGTGAGAGTACTTGGAAGAAAACTTTGACAAAGCTACATAGCCATAATAATCAGGCATATGTTGATACAGTTGCGAATTTTGTACTTAGTCGTTTTAGAGAGCTTAATTTAACTCCGCATTGTATTCTCCACTATGGTGCGACAACTGGAATAAGTAAATCATATCAGTTTAATATCTCCCAGGAATATGACACATATAGACAATGTCGCTGGTTTTGGAAGGGTATGAAGTCTCATAGTGCGCGTTTAACAGTTATTCGTGGTGACAAAGATATTGAAGAGATTCCTAATTTTGAAGAAATCTATAAAGGAATTACAACATGTCCTTTTGATAATGATAATGAGGATGATAATAATAATGAATCCGATGATATTCCTGAATTAGAATTAATTACTAGTAAAGAGTCTGATAATTCAGATATTGAATCAATTAAATCAATTACATTTGATAATATTGAGGAAGAGGCTGAAAATGTTAAAGATATTTTTGAAATTAACAAAAAAATTACAAAACGTATGTCTTTAAAAGAATCGGAATCAGGATCGGAATCAGGATCGGAATCAGGATCGGAATCAGGATCAGGATCAGGATCAGGATTAACTACAAATGAAGATAATGAATATGAAACAGCAACAGAAAATACAGATTCATCTATAGACCTTGATATTGATATTTGTATTGAAATCCCTAACATGCCAGTTATTTTAATATATCAAGAAGCACAGGATGGTGTTATGGACAATCTTCTAGATCAAGATGAAATTGACGGACAAGAGCGTGGATCTCAAGGTTGGGAAGCACGATGGATTGCGTGGTTATTTCAAATAATTGCGGCACTTTCTTTTTTACAACAAACATTATGCTTTACACATAATGACCTTCATTCAAATAATATTGTTTGGAGAGCAACTGATATAAAGTTTTTATATTACAAAGCAAAGGACGGAACTATTTGGAGAGTGCCAACATTTGGAAAGATCTTTAGTATAATAGATTTTGGTCGTGCGATCTTTAGATTAGGAAAACATCTATGGGTCTCTGACGATCACTGGCCCGATCAAGAAGCAGGTGATCAATATAACTTTGGTCCATTCTTTGATCATAGTAAACCAAAACATCCCCCAAATCCATCTTTCGATTTATCTCGCCTAGCTATTAGTTTAATTGATGGTCTTTTTGATGATAAACCTGATAAAAAGAAGGGTAAAGGAGTTTCTATTATAAGTCAAGAGGG